TCTATTTTATTTGCCGATAAAAACGATTATAAGGTCATTATGCGTTTAGATTTAGAAAAAATAATTCAAGATACCAATAACATCATGTATGAATGCAAACCAAGTACACATAACACATATGTTGCAATTAACAGAGACCAAGTAAGACCAACCGCCTATTTACAAACCTCTGTATTGGGCATTCAAATTGCGTCGGTTGGTGTAGTAGAATTGTCGTCAATACAGAAAACGATTAAATCATTGAAAGAACGAATGGAAAATAACAGAAAACAAACTCAAAAGAAATTAAGTGCTATAAAATCAAATACCTCAGCACGAAAGAAAGCATTACTAGACACTAAAATAATGCCATATACGTATAAGTTGAAGCCAATAAAAGACAAAAAATTGGAAAGGTTGGCATCTGAAACGGTCCTACAGCAAAAAGGTGAAGACTTTGCAGTAAGCGCAAACCATTGCCAAAATATGGTACCCGTACAAGTCTACAAACTAATAAAAGTAAAGGGTAAAAGTGCAAGTAAAAAGAGAAATAATAGTAAAAAAAGAAGTGCCAGTAAAACAGTAAGTGCAAATCAGACGAGAAGTGCCAAACGAACCAAACGCGAATAAAAAGCCTTATAGATTATACAATAAAAAAGATTTATACACTTTTCCATTACTATAGCTATATAGCAATGGATGAAATTTTCAGGCAAGTTTATAATGATGTGAATACAAAGGTGTCTCCAGAAGACATTGATTCATGGTTGTCCAACATTGACGACTCTCAATACAATTATTTAGAACACAAAACAACTTCCATATTACGTGAAGAAATTGACGATTTGTTATCAGCTTATCCATTGTATAGGGAAAAATGGGTAGATTCATTGAAAATGTATCGTGCAATAAATGATTTGAGAGAACTTCGTTTAGGGAATCATACACGTTGGGTGGTACCTGACCAAGATAAATTACATAGCGGTGGATATTTAACCAAAGTGGATTTCAGAGACAAAGGGGTTTATTTATTGTGTGAAATCAATAAAAGAGTCAAAATGCAGGTGAAAATGGAAAACACATTTATATTCCAAAAACTAACACCTGAAGAATGGGTCATTGTTATGGCCAATGAATTCAATGACAACACATAATAATCAGTGCATTTTCTTCGTTTTTCTTAATGTATGGCGTGACGTGACACGTTTGGTTTTTCGTTTAATAAAATCCATTTGTTTATACATACCAAACATCATGAATTCTTGTAAATGATAAATGATTTTTTGAGAAATTTGCAAATCCATTTCAATATCGGATTTTCCATGACGTACATATTTCTTATTGTTTATATAAAACCAATCTCTCCAAAAATGTTTCGTAGTTAAAAGCCCTCGCCTCATCCATTTAAATGACAATAAACGAGATATTATTGTATGGGTTGACAATGCATGTATATAGGGCCTAGGACAAATATAATACACTTTGGCTCCTTTCATTGCCGGATAATGGGCATCGTCTATAAAGCATATATCGGCACTTTCCGATACTATTGAACAGCGTAAAAAGTCATCCATTTTTTTAGAATGACCCGTTCTTTCAGGTTCAATCGTTTTATTGTTGATTTTGAAAGCGCAAATGATTTTGTCAAATAGGTTGTGTTTATGGCGTTTTTCCAATGGAATCACTTTCTTTTCTAAATAATTGGTAATCATATGGACCCAATTGGAACTACATTGATTGTTTGTATAGATGAATAATTTATAGCATTCTTTTTTCCTTTTTTTCTGATATAAATATTCCAATATAGTTAAAATGCCATACCGTAAGAATTCGGGATATGCTTCTAATAATTCTTCAAAATAATTACACGAAGGCCATGCATGTTGAATCCCACACCATATAATATATAAATCGGCAAACGACCCTAACGTTTCGTCTAAATCCAATACAACTACTTTTTTAGGTACACTAAAATGGACTACTTCGTCTTTCTTAAACCATGGCAAATAATACTTACCTTTATATATTTGCACGTCCTCTTTTGTAACAAGACGGCTCATGTATTGTGCTATACGGTTATAATACAATATATATTTATTTTTTTGACTCTTTAAATTCTTTATACGATATTGTTTTTCCATGGTTCGTTTCTGGTTGTGGTTCGGTTGGTTCATCTGTTTCGTTTTGTTTGTCTGCATTCGTTCCTCGTTTTACTGCGCTGTCTACATAAATTTTATGTAAGATTTTCCCTATAATTACCGAACCTTCTTGTTGGTTTAAAGCGCCATCTTCAATCTTTTTCAATGTTGCCAGCATATTGGCCAACAATTCTAAATCCAATTCATCTTTGTATAAACGGTTGAAGATGTCTGTATATTTATTATATAAAAATGAACAATCCGTTTGGCATTTCATCAATAAACTCTCATTAGGCATTATCCCTTTAGACGTTTTTTTAATGTTTTCCATTTTGGCAACTTCACCTATAATGAGACTGCTATGCCTTAACCGACGAATACCTTCTGTATTGTCTTGATAGTCATCACTATGATGTGCCATTAATTTTTTTAAATCAATTCGTTCTTTATTGTCCATTATACATCCATTTAGATAATTTTTTTTATATGGTTTGTTTTAGGAAAATATAATGTGTGTTCCGACTATATGTCTTCTTTTTTACCCAGCCAATTTCAACAAGCAATACTCAATAAAAACAACAATAACATGGTTATCGGAATTGTATTATTTATTTCGTTCTTATTAATTTTCTTCTTCCGAGACCAAATCTCGCAATTCAAAGAAATTCTGAAAGCAAAAGTGAGAAGCACTCTCAAACCTATGTTTTTCAAAGTGGAAAATGGAACCATATATAGCTCAGAAGAAGGTACTATGCATTTTATATGGAACTATTTAGACAGTTATTTTTTAGCACCGTCTGAAGCGGGTGAAACAGGAATATATGACTATTTGCCATCCGATGATGACGAAGTAATTGAAACAGTTGAACCCTTTAGTAAAAACAATGATAATAATAGTAAGGAAGAAGAAGACGAAGACGACGACGACGACGGCGAGGTTGACGATGAAGAGGAAACCGACGCAGAAGAAGATACGGATGAACAATAAAACCATTTAGCTTGTATAGTATTTTCTTAATGTTTAATATATATGAAACTCTCAAAGTTGTTAAAATTACCAATTGAATACTATGTAGTTATTTTCTTATTTATAGTTGTGATTTCCATGTCCATATTTGGCGATGGTGTTGACTATAGCCCTCATCAAAACCAGGGCTCTCTCAATGGTTACAATTATGAAGGGTTTCAATCTGAATTTCCACAAAAAGTACATAACGCCGCAAGCCAATCTGGTTCAGAAGCTCCTGCTTTACAAGGAAATAAAGGGGTTTTAGGCATTTTTGAAGCCGAAGGATTGAAAGCCGCTCCCATTGATGCACCTTCGCTTCATGACCCTGTGTCTCAACTGTCTGGAAGCGCCGAATGTGTTGGCCAAACCCCATATTCCAACAGTATGGGTGGTCTTTGTTTAACATCAGAGACAAAGCAAGCATTTACTTCAAGAGGAGGTAACCACGCATAAGACATTTCTATTTAACGATACATGTATTTTTTTAAATACATGTATGACTCTCTCTCTCTTCTAGAACCTTCTAGAATGTTCTATCATAGACAATTACTTTTTATTAGTATGGTGTATTCTCTCTCTTTTTAGAACCTTCTAGAATTGTTCTAGAACTTTTGTGTACCTTATATTGCAGCAATGCTTGTCTCAGTGCTTCTCTTTTTGTAGTACTCATCCACCCCATCCACCATAGATAGCTTGAAATATTTAGCTAATACCGAATCCGTTTTAAGAACTTCTTCTACTGGCAATATCGCAAAATATTGAAACTTGGGTCGTCTCAAAAGTTCATCCGAAGGAATATAAATTCCATACAGTGTCTCTGCATTTACTTCTAAATAATGGTCTGACATGAGGTGTTCCAACAAAATCGGTTTCCCAATTGACGTTTTAATTCCAATACAAGACCCATCAATCAAACTCACTTCACGGTCTCGGACTTGTTCGTGTAGCCATTGAGACATTTTAGATGAAAACTCGTTTTCATTTTGAAAATGATTAGAACCTTCTAAAGTATTCATTTGCGTAATCATACGTTGAACCATAATATCATCTTTTTTGCATCCCATAAAATATATACAAGGCATAAAAGGACTCGTTTGATGCATATTAGGTATTTTCAAATGTTTCTCTGAGACGAATGGTTTTCCGCTAGACAAACTATTATTGTATAGTTCAATAAGCGGTTTGACACACAAGAAAGAATTCGGTACAATCATTCCCCCATACATGTACAACAATTGCATCATCGCAATATTGCGATAACGAGAGCGCATAGGTTCTGGTACAGTGGACAAGTCCATTGTCCACGATGGAATCAATTTCTCAAATGAATCGTCATCTACCAAACAAATGTGGAAATCGTCGCCACAATGATTGATTATGCTTTGTATAGTTAAATACAAATAGGGTTGATTCAAGTCCGTAGTTCCACGACTCATAAAGTTTTTCCATTTACGTGCATTGAATTCATATTTAGAATGAATCCACAATTTAGGACGGTTTTTGCCATACAATGGACTATCGTTTAATAAATATTTTTTCACTAATTCATATTCATCATTATTGTCAGAATCAGAAAAAGCTTGACGGAACCTATTGCCGAAAAAACTGGCAACCAATATCAATCCGAAGGCAAACGCCATGTGTGTTAAATCAAGTTTTTTGCCACCAAACATTATAATGTAAATTGAGAAAAAGACCAACTATAACGGGCGTCCAATAAAATAACAAATTACGGGGTCACTATTTTCATATTTCTTCGTTGTTTTATACGGTATACTGCTATAGTTGCATATTTGTCTCAATAATGTAATAAAATAATAATAATCAATCGGTCTGGTTAAATAATGATGTTTGCATTTATAGTAAAATGGTTTCAATGATTCAATAAATTCTAAATGGTCACATTGAGACATCATTTTCAGATATACGTTTTTATCAATATAGTAATAATCTTCGTTATAAACACATATTTTATCTAAAAAGTTCCACAATATGGCTAAAGGAAGTGGTTGTCTAAATAAACTGTGTTTCATTTTTCTATAGTGCTAAAATCTTCCTGGAAAAATGAATTTGTAAATAATGCCAATTCTATGACATCTTCATGAACATTATGAAATATAGTTATGTATTTGCACAATAATGGAATGATTTTGTATTTCAATGACTCATCTAGTCGTTTTGTGCTTTTGATAAATAAGAAAAAATAATCTAAAATATCAATGACACTATACCCACTATACGACAAATCGTATAATATTTTGATACCCGCGTGTAAATCTTTTCTCTCAAAAGCATCAATATAGACATCAAAATGTTGGAAAGAAATATTAGAACATACTTGTTTACATAATTCTAAGGTGATGGGTTCATCCAATACTTGCAATTTTTCTAAATAATTCACAATGGTACGTACTGAATTATTACATATTGAGAGTAAATATATTTTGCAATCTTCAGGTACAGTCATATTTTCCAGAAATATTATGTTTTCCATATGCTCCCTTATCGCACTTATAGGTAAACTATGCAATTGCATTATATGCACCCGAGACTGTATACTCTCAATCACTTTTTGCATGTTCGTACATACGGATAAAAAATGAACATTGTGTTTGTATTTGTCCATATAGTTGCGAAATACTTGTTGGCTTTGTTCGTTCACATTGTCCAAATCGTCAATCACAACCATTTTCTTTTTCCCTTTTATTATGCTATGGGTTTGACAAAACGATTTCATTTCGGTTCGGTAATAATTGATTCCTTGCTCTTTTAAATTATTGATGGACAATATATTGTTTTCTGGCAAGGGGTCATTATGGTCTAAATTATAGTACGTCCTTACTAAAGTATCTAATAACATGGTTTTTCCACTACTTGGGTTGCCATACAATAAAAGATTGAGGTCATCCATTTCTATAAATGAAACCAATGCTCGTTCCATCGTATGCGGTAATTTGAAATCAGTAATAGAAGAGGGACGATATTTTATCAAAAAAGATTCACTCATGACGATGATATTTTTCTTAGATAATATATGTTTATGTTTCTATAGATATAAACATATGTATAGGGTTTCTCAAATATGACAGATTTTTATAACAAATTAGGTGTTGAAGAAACCGCAACCGAACAAGAAATCAAAAAAGCATATCGCAAATTATCTTTGGAGTTTCATCCAGACAGAAATAAAAGCCCAGACGCGCAAACCAAGTTCCAAGAAATTGGAGAAGCATATGAAACATTGAGCGATGCGTCTAAACGTTCACAATACGATATGGGAAGGAAAATGGGAGACAATCCATTCATGGGTGGGTTTCCATTTGGTGGTCCATTCCCAGGGCCATTCCCAGGTGGCGGAGGTGGCATTCGGATACATCATTCCGGAGGCGGTGATGCCGACATAAATGACATTTTTGAGCATTTCTTCAATGGTGCCTTTGCGGCAGGCGGAGGACCTAAAATACACGTATTTCGCAATGGTCGGCCAATGAATCAAAAACCACCGCCTGTAGAAAAACACATTCCTATATCATTAGAACAATCATTTAGCGGGTTTACTATGAAAATGGAAATGGATTTGCCAAATGGTAAAGAGATTATTCCTATTGAAGTTCCAGCGGGGATTGAAGACAACGAGACAATCGTTTTGTCCAATAAAGGAAATATTAACAATAACATAAGAGGAGATTTGCATTTAATCTTCCAAGTTTCATCACACGATTTTTATATTAGAGAAGGTTTGAATTTATATTGTAAAAAGACGATAACATTAAAAGAAGCATTGTGTGGATTTTCTATTGAATTATTGCATTTAAATGGAAAAACATTGAGGCTAAACAATAAAAAACAAGGCAATATTATTTATCCAGGCTTTAAACGGGAATTGCCGGGGTTTGGATTTACTCGTAAGGGAGAATCCGGGATGTTGATTCTAGAATTTGATGTTTCGTTTCCCACCGAATTAGACGAAAATAAAAAGAAAGAATTGGAAGCCATTTTATAATTCTCTCATTTACAATATTTCCAATAGCGTATCTAGAATATTGTCCCAATCTTCGTTACTTTTTTCATTAGACACGTTTTCTTTTTCATCTTCATAGTCTGGGTCCATAAGATAATCCATCATGTTCATCACCATAGGTGGATTATAGGTTGGCATCGTGTGTTCCTCTTTTTCCTTAAAGTTTGGCGAAAATGGCGAGCATGGAGAGCAATATGCCACATGATAAAACATGGATTCTTTAGATTGTAATTTGTCACAATGTTTGCAATAGCATTCGCCTTTACGGACTTCACTTGGGCGCATTAACTCTTCTTTGGGTATGTGCGCTCTCATATAATGCATATGCATATTCACTTTATGGCGGAACTTTTTCGTGCAATTTGGGTCATGACATGCGATTTGCGATGTGGTATGTTTTGCCCATACATGTTGATTCATGAGACTCTGTGTTCTAAAGCTTTCTTTACAATGTACACAAATGTGGCGTTTTTTTCCTAATCCATGCTTTATGGCATAATGCATGGATAATGTGCTTGCATGGCGAGTATAATAGTCGCACAATTTGCAATAATGCATGGACCCGTAAATTTCGTGTTTCATGGTTTTGATAATGATGATATAGAAAAAACAATTGTGTGTTGGGGTGCTCTAGATGTTTTCTATGGGGGTGTTCTAGATGTTTCTGTGGGGTGTTCTAGAAGAAAAAATATGTCCCCCATCTCTCTCTTCAGTCAAATTCAAAAAACCCTCGCCAAAAAAAACAATCTGATTTCATATAATATTCATTATCAAAACCCATAGTCATTCTATAAAAGATGAACGAACAAGTAATTGCCAAAGTCACTGCCATTCGTGAAATGGACCTGCCATATGACATGACAGACTACATCACATCGTATCTGTTTTACGATAAGAAAACATGGCTCATACGTCAAGCGCGGAAAGAGCTGAACCAATTCATAGGGGACCATATAATACGATACGAACAAAAACACAAACTATATGCAATATGTCAATGGGGGATTGGATTTTTAAAGTTCGGATGCCCGCAAATCCAAGGGAAATCATGCTCAAAATGTGGACACTATATATGCTCCAAAAATAGAGACACCAGTAGAAATAGTTTTAGTGAAATGCGATTGTATTGTTATTGTAGTGAGTTTATAAATATTTCTGTACATTAATTTATAGTTAAAAAATGAGTTATAAATATCAATTGATTTTGTATTTCTCGTTAGTTATTTTTGAATGGTATTTAGACGATTATTATGTGCAATGCCAAAGTGTATTTGGAAAACTACTAATGATACTACATCACATGTTGTTGGTTTTCCATTTGTTCGGTTCTCTCATATTTGGACTATACGAGCTCCATTTAGTCATTTCGTTCTGTATTATTAGTGGTTGGAAGCTATTTGGGTATTGTATGTTTACCAGAATCCATAATGGAATCTGTAATATTGAGAACAAACATAAATTTATCAATATAGTATCTGTGTTATTGGAAACATTACATTTAGACAAATATTACAGTAGTGCATATGAAACCTATTGTTGGGGTTTAGTATGTTATGATTTATACAATTTGCGATTTCCAACAAAACTATAAATAATATATATAATGAAGTGGAGTTTTAATCAAGGAATCATTGTGTTTATCATATTATTATGTATTGAAATGTATTTTGACCCAAATATGTACGTGTGCAATAATGTAGAAGCAAAGTTATCCATTATTTTGCATCATATAATTAGTGTTTATGGAATGTTTGGTTCCATATTATTAGGATACTATAAACTGCATTTGTGTTTTATGATATTTATATTTATTGAGCAATCATTACTCGGTCATTGCGTATTAACAAAATACACGCAATCTAAATGCAAAGAAAATTCAAAATGGCATAATGATTTCTTCACGCAATTCGTGCATCAAACCGGTTGTAAAGAAAAAGCTCCCTATGTAATTGGGTTATGTATTTTCATGATATTTTTTGATTCGTATATGATTTATACAGGTTAATATATAGAATGAAGTGGACTTTTCATCAAGGTCTGATTGCATTTATAATATTAGTGGGCATTGAAACCTATTTAGACGCAAATATGTATGTGTGTGATAATCTAAAAGCAAAGTTATCCATTATATTTCACCATATAACAAGTGTATATGGAATGTTTGGTTCCATATTATTAGGATATTATCAAGTACATTTATTGTTTATGGTCTTTGTGCTAGTTGAGCATTTGTATTTAGGGCATTGTATATTGACCAAATATACTCAATCTTTATGCAAGAAAAGTAGTAAATACCATATAGATTTTTTAACACATTTTGTAAACACGTTCGGTTTCAAAGACGAATTTATATTTGTCATTGCGTTATGTGTCATCATGATAAGCTTTGATTTATATATGATTTATAAATAATAAAATACAATCATGTATGACAAACATATGTATAACAAGAATAAAAAATTTTACTTTTTTGATAAAAGTAAAATAGATAATACATAATGGGCCGATTCGCTCGCCACAACCACGTTGCAATATTGTAGACCTATATAATGGCTCGCTTCGCTCGTCACAACCA